GATTTCTGCTTCGATGTCCAAACCATGCATGGATTGTGCATCTTGCGCAGCTTCAAATGTCCAACGTGCAGACAATTTACGTGTCTTAGCTTCAACAACTTGCTTCAAGATCTGTACGTTGATCTTGCGTCCTGGTGCACCTTCTAGACTAGATGTGCTAGAAGCACGACCTGTTGTCAAACTGCCAGAGTAAGCTGTGGCAATCTTGAATGGGCTTAGTGCTTCGTCACCGGCTGTTGTGCCTGTTTCAAATGGACTTGGAGCTGTTACTGTAGCAGTCTCACCATAGCGAACACGCAATGTGTGAATCTGTGCAACTGGACCAGTCATGGGCTGTACACCAACGATTTCGTTAGCGATAACAGTAGGCATAACACGACGGATAACTGGTAGAATAACACGGTTAAGTGTAGCTACGTTACCTGCAGATGTTGCGCCAGCTGTTGCATTTTCAGCCAAGTGCTTGCGGGTGTTCTCTAAGATAACACCCATTGTGGTTCTGCGCGAACCGTTTAGACCTTCTAACAGGGCATCTTTGGTTTCGCCCCAGCGGCCTTCTAATAGTGCTTGTGTCATTTTCTTTTTCCTTTTAGGGTTTACTTTAGCCCTGCTAAACGCTTAATTTCAACTACATTATTATAGTCGGGCTCCGCGCTGACCTTAGCAGATTTATCACCAGTCACTTCAACACGGCTCTCTGTTAGCGCAGGTTTTTGACCTTTTGCTACAGTTGGGCTATTGTTTAAAACAGCTGGCAAATACTTTTCGTATGCAGATTGCAATTTAGGCGTCTGCACACCTTCTAATAAGCTAACCATAACGGCTTGCTTCTCTTTGTTTAGAGGCTTCAACAACTCGTTAAGAGTAGATTGGCGCTCTTGTGATTCTTTAATGATTCGCAGCTCACGGTCCTTGGATTCAACCAAAGAAGTTTTTTGTGCTACAAAAGTTTTTGCTTCTGCAATTACACGATCCTTTTGTGCGACAACTTGGCGTAGTTTTGCAATTTCTTGATTTTCGTTCAAGTGAGTTAAACTAAACTCGCCTGCGAAAGCTTCAAAAATTCTACGACCAAACATGTTCTCGCGAGCAAGTTGGATATCTTCTTTTAGTTGAGTCATTTCAGACTCTAATTTCTTGGCCACAGATTCTTTTACAAGTTCAGAACTCTTAGCGACAAATTGACGTTGTAGTTGCTCTAGTTTGGACTGAGCTTCACGAACCAATTTAACTTTAGTTTCGACTACGTCTTTTTTGTCTTTGGCAAATTCTTGGATTTCTTCTGCAAGAGCTTTGATAACAAACTTTTCAAGACGCTGTGTAGCTTCTTTAGTTAGTTTACGATCGCTACGTAGTTCTTTGATTTCTTCTGCTAGTTTTCCAACTAGGAATTGGTCAAAGCGTTGTGCAGATTCCTTCATGCGTTGATTATAACGCACACGGTCAGCTGCCAGCTGTTGCTTTTCTTCCGCAAATTCGCGAATTTCTGCTTGGAGACTTTCTGTTACCATTTTATCAAGAGCTTCGACCATTACACCTTTGTCGTGTTCATAGCGTTGTGCAAACTCATCACGCATTTCTGCGCGAACTTGTTCACGTGCTTCATTTAACTTAGCTTCCCAAGCTTCATTGATAGATTGCTTGGTTTCTTCGTTAATGATACCACTGTCTACTAATGGTTTGATAGCATCAAACATGGATCATTTCCCCTTAAATTTTTAAGTCTTTGATGAGACGTTTTACTTCCTCAGCCAAAAACTTCTGTACTTTTTGATTTGCACCGGCATCATGTGCCATTTCGATCACTCTATGTCCATAGCGCATATTCAAAAGACCTTCATAAACAGCCTTGGGATAAGCGTTAGGAGCACTAGGTTGTGCAACGATATCAACAGTGACAATTTCAAAGTCACTGACATGTCCTGAGCTTTCATTAACGTTGCCGCTACCTCTGCTCGAAACACCTAACTTCACTCCGCTTTCTAGCATAGTTGTTACCAACTGTCCCATTGGCGTAGGAAGTATTTTTAGTTTACCAAAACCGTTAGGGCCATCCATCCACATATCTGTGATCATATGACACACACGGTCTAGGTTAATTTTTAAATCATCTGGATGGTCTAGTTCGCCTAACACACTATAACCATCACGGACTTGTTTATTAATAGCATCGACTGCTGTGGCAATTTCATCTGTGGGATAAACACGCATGTTAGCGTTTTTTACCCCGCCCTGAATGAAAATGCCTTTCATGTACAGGCTCTTCTTACCTTCAGCATTAGACTCTGCCAAAACTTCCATTCTGGCATTGTCAAATGATAAGTGTTCCTGTATTAAACCTCGCACAGTCGTTGTCCTTACTTAGCTAAAGGGCTTTTATCGTTAGTGCCACCTTGCTCGCCTTTTTGGGCAGCAGGAGCCTTGGATTTAAAGCTGTCGCCTTTTGCGCCTGGAACATTTTTAAATTGTCCTGCGCCCGGCAAGTTGCCTTTACCTTTAGTGTATTGGTTGTTTGGTTGTGGAACTGGTTTGTTGTCTGGGTCAGACTCTGAGCCGCCACGAGCGATATTTTGTGTTGTACCACCCATGTTGTTCTTGCCAGCCACAATAGATTTAGTTGCAACTGTGGCAGAACCACCTTTGCCTACTTCTTTGCCTTCACCTTTAGCAGGTTCTTGTTGATAAATGTCACCCATTTTTTCAACATATTCACGAATCCACTCAGACTCAGTCATTTTCTTTGGATCTTTTTTGTCCTTGAGCATTTTGTCTTTCTTAGACATTTTAGCTTCTTGAACGCTTTCTTCCATGTCGTCATCTTCCGATGCTTCATTATTGTAGTCTGATGTATCTTCGTCATCAGCTTCCATCATTTCTTCTTCGCTGTCCATGTTGTCCATGTCGTCCATGTCGTCCATGTCGTCCATGTTGTCAGCGCCGTCACCCATTAGTGCATCGAATTCAGATTTTAGTTCGTCCAATGCATCTTCAAGATCCATTACACGGTCTTCAATTGCTTCGTCTCCGCCCACATCAGCATGATGGTCATCGCCGCCGGCGTCTGAATCCATGTCCATGTCCATGTCATCGTCGCCCATTTCGATTTCGAATTCGTCATCTTCAGCTTCTGCCATACCTTGCTCGTCCATGGTAACTTCGTCAACTAAGTCGTCAACTTGGTTTCCACCAACTTCAGATAGGTCGTCCTCATCAATGAGATTCTCGTAAATGCCGCGGCTTGTTTCTACTACGATTTCGTGGAATAAAGCACTGGCTTTGTCTTCTTGCTCATTGAGAATAAATTCAATAAGTTGTTCATACTTGTTCATATTTGTGTCCTTTAAATACGTAATTCTGTAATACTATTTACAAGAATTCTAAAAACCCGGGGTAAAATGTGCAGTTTTTGAATGATCTGGCGGAGATAATTACATTCCAGCCATAGCTTGTGCAGGAACTTTGTATTGATCTGCAACTTTTTCTAGCTTTTGTTCGTGTTCTAATTTGCGTGTATCATTCATTACACGCAAACGATTTAGCTTGTCCAGTGTTAAACGGCTAGCACGACCACGGTCATCTTGTATTTTATACGTGCTGTTATCTTCCTTGTCAGTGCGATATCCAGCTGGCGTTGGTGAGTAAAGCTCGTTTAATTGCATATTTATATTTACCAAATTTGGTTATAATGCAGGAGGTGCGGCTGATGGGCCCGCGGCAGGAACAACTGATGCTCCAGCTGGCATTGCCCCGGGCATTGCTCCCTCAGGTGCAGCTGCTTCGGCCTCGCCCGCAGGTATTTGTGCTGCTTCCAAGTCAGCGTCAAGGCCGCCTGGACTTATACCAACACTGCGTAGGCCTGCTTCACCGACTGGTGCTTTGTCAACATCACCCTGCTCTTCTGCCCACATGCGTTCATTGTCGCTCATTTCTTCTTCCGACAATCCCAAGAAGCGAGTCAACAAGAATCGTTTGGCCAAATAAGGATACTGTTCCAGTTGAGTAAAGCTGACAATTCTGGCGCCATCAACTTCAGCTTGGCGATAGCTGGCAAAGTTTTGTGGCTCATTTAATTCCAAATCAAACAAGTTGCCGTCAATGTTAATGCCGCGCCAACGCAAGAACATTTTGAATTCTTGATCTAGCTTTTCAACTATCATGCGCTGTAGACGCATGCAGTATTGATTGAACCGCCATTCTTGAATCAATGCTGTACCAACCCTGCCGTCACTGAATGTGTTGCCATTGCTGGTTCCATCGTCTAGTCCTGTGGGCAAATAACTGCTGGGGATGCGAAGTCCCCTGAATAGTTTGTTAGTAAAGAAGTGCAAATCTGTAATTTCACCCAGATTTTGACCGCCTGGTAATGGCTCAACACTGGAGCCGCGGCCATCTGCTGTTACAGGGAAGAAGAAATCTTCGTTGGTACTTAATGGATTATAAGTGGCATCCATCATGTTTTGACCGCCACCTGTTTGTGTGGGAATTCTACGCTGATGCACTTCGTTCTTGATGCGTTCCACAAATGCCATGGCCATGTGGCGGGGCCTGTTACCCACGTCAATCTTAAACACTCTGCGCTCAGGAGCA